GGGTAAATGGTGCATTAGAATCTTCAGCAAATAGCAATATTTTAGTGAATCCGAATAGCCCAGCAACTGCTTCAGCAAGGATTGACAATAGAGATGTATTGAAGATTGGTGGTTTTAGCCCCAATAGCCTCAATTTAAACGGAGTTCTCGATGAAGTTAGGATCTTTAACCAGGCTTTGACTCAAACGCAGATAAACGCATTAAACAACCGAACTGAGGGAGGCACTGCTTTGCAAACTCGTGTTGTAGGCAATGTTTTTGGTAAACAAGGCTTAGCGGTATTTTCTAGTGCAGATTATCGTGTTGCGGATTTAATAAATACGGCATTTACGGCATCATATCGAAGCACTGTGTCTATTTCTGAAGTAAGTGTTATTGCACGAGTAGATGCTGGTGATTTTAATTTATCAACTAATGTTACATTGACAGAAGATGATAACTCAACATACAAAGCGTTTGTGAATAGTGAAGACTTTGCTCCTTATGTAACTCAAATTGGTTTGTATAATGATGCAGGCCAATTATTAGCAGTTGGTAAATTAGGTCAGCCAATTCGTAAACGTAATGATGTTGATATGAATTTTGTGGTTCGTATTGATTTAGATAATAAAATTTTATTGCAAGGTAAACAATGATACGAATGAAATCTTTGCTTCGTGAAATGACTGATACGGATTTACAACGTTGTTTGGAAAAAATTCGCAACAAACAGTATACGTTTATTGCTGCTGGTGATAATGGTAAAGTGTATCAAATTGATGGCGAAGATAAAGTATTTAAAATTACAGGTGACCGCGATGAATATGAGATTGCTGAAATTTTAGTGGATCGGGCTAATGAATTTACTACGTTTATTCCGGTTTATTATGTAGATGGTAACAATATGTACATTGTAGCAAATGCGGATACTTTGCCGGCAGGATTGAAAAAAGAGATTGATATGTTCATGGATGACTTTGCTTTCTTTTCACGAGATGAAGGTGGCGAGGTTTCGATATTTGATTTCTTGCCAGATGCAGGAGAACTTAATCCACAAATAGAAAATTTTTTAACAGCATTACAAACGGATATTGAAAAACTAGGAGTATCAGAATTTGATTTAGATTTTGATTTCCGATCAGATAATATCATGATGTTGAATGGTAAAATGGTAATGGTAGATTGGTGATATGAAAAATTTATTAGAAAATGTAATTAAAATCGCGTTGTTTGAATCACGCACAGTTGGCATTGTAAAAAGTGTAACTCCAGGTGAGTTGCGAGCAGCTCAACAAGATGGCGCGGTTTGGATGTATGCTGTATTAACAAAACGTACTGCAGTGCCAGCTGAAATTATTAATATTGTGTACGGAGCTACTGTTGCAAATTCAGCAACTGATGAAGGTAACCGTGTTGCAGTAGGTCCTGGTAGTAAATTTTCAAATGGCCAATTTATTTATCAAGTAGGTGCTCCGGCAGAAATTGGAGATAATGATCGTCGTCAATTAATTACTGTGCAAATTGTGCCTATGGGTAATGCAAAAATTACTAATGCAAAAATGATGATTGGTAAAAGCCCGATGCTTACTCAAGCAGAGTATGCAGCAGCTCGAGCCGCAAACAAAGAATTACCAGATGTTTCAGGTAATGTAGCTACAACTACTGGTCAAAAAATTGCTGCTACTGTTGATAAAGTTGTTGATAAATTTACAGGAAAAACTGATGATGCAACAACAACTACTCAACCGACAGCAACCCAAGAACCTGTTGTGAATAAAGGATACCCTCGAGAAATTGACGGTGTAAAAGTTTATACAATGGCAGATACGGATGATTATGTGTATGCAAAAATCAACGGCAGTTGGAAATTTATTGAGAAAAAAACATTTGAAGCTAATCCTAAATTAGCAGTAATTACTAAAAAACTAAACTCTGCTGGTATTAAAAATGTTGAAGCAAAATTTGGATTAGCTACATCTAACCAAAATCAAGGTGGAGGTGGAACTAATGTTAACCAAAGCGGCGGCGGTGGTGGTAACCAAAACCAAGGCAGCAGCGGAGGCGATGCTGAGGTAAAAACTATCAAAAAAGGTGATTCGTTAGAGTGGAATCGTAAAACTGACACGCCGGTTCCATTATGGTATTGGGATGGTAAAGAATTTAAAAAATGGTATAAAAACCCTGCAGGAGAATCTAAACCACCGGTAAAACAAGGTAAAATACAAGCTGCTTGGTATGTCGGCCCAACTAAAGCAAAATTTGTTAAAGCATCATCTAATGGAAAATATTTCCTTGTTAATATTAGTGGTAGAGAATTTTTTATTGAGAAACAATACTTTAAAGAAGTTGAAATTGCCACATCACCAAAACCATTAAAATCTGGAGCTGTTTTAAAGTGGACAAATAAAGCTCTTACAGACGGGGTACCAACATATACGCAAGGCGGAGCTCAACCAACGGGTAATCGTAAAACTGTAAAAGCTACAGATAAAATTGTTTTCGTTTCTAAAAACAATTCCGGTACATTTTATGAAGTTAAATGGAATGGATCGAATATTTGGATTCCAAAAAGTTATTTAACAAAAGCATAAGGTATGAGGAGAAATCATTTTCACAGCTCGGGAAATTCAAAACGAGCTAATGCTTTAAAGCATGGTTATAAATCAGGATTAGAACTTACTGTTGCAGATCAAATAAAAAGTACTGAATATGATTTGAAATATGAAACAGAAATCTTAAAATATATAGTACCAGAGCGTGCTGCCAAGTATACTCCTGATTTCGTATTCACTAAACGTAATGGTGAGTTGATGTTTGTTGAAACAAAAGGACGATGGACTAGTGCCGATCGTCTTAAAATGAAACATGTATTAGCTTCTAATCCTGGAGTAGATATACGAATGGTATTTCAAAACCCTAACCAAAAAATCACAAAAGGCAGCAATACAACATATGAAACTTATGCAAATAAGCTGGGAATCAAACATGTTGCAAAGAAAGATATTCCGGCGATTTGGCTTGAAGAATGTGTGAAATCTGGCGAAGTTCCTAAGATTGTAAAAAAATTCTTCTGAAAAGGTTGGAAATGTGAAATATTTTTCATATATCATTAAGGTATTAATGAAATTTATTTTATTAATAGATTGATTGATTTATTCAATCGATCGTTGGACCGAACATGATAATGTTTGTGTCTAACTATTATTATTAATATTTATTTTATAATTAATATTTTGAATATTCAGATTTATTTCTTATAATATTAGTATGAAGAATCTGAAGTTATTACAATTATTAGAATCAGTATTAGGTAAAGGTAAACCTACATCTGGTAATAACATTGCTTTCTTTTCTCCATTTACTTCACATTACAAACCAAAATTAGAAATTGATATCAACACTACTCATGATGGTGAGAATGCTTGGCATTGTTGGATATCAGATAAAAAAGGCCGAAGCATTTCTAGTTTGTTTAAACAAATGAATCTGCCTAAACAGTATCATGAACAACTTCAGAAAATAGTTGAATCATCTCGATACCGAAGTAATGTAGAAGTTAAAAAAACTGAAACTATTGCTTTACCAGCAGAATATATTCCACTCTGGAAAACAAAAAATACACCTGACTTTCGCAATGCAATTGCTTATCTTAAAAAGCGAGGCATAACTATTTTTGATATTTTAAAATATCGCATTGGTTATTGCGAAGCTGGAGAATATTCCGGTAAGATTGTTATCCCAAGTTATGATTGCGATGGACAACTTAATTATTTTGTTTCCCGAGCATTTTATTCAGCAGATAAATTTAAACATAAGAACCCTAAAGTATCCAAAGATATTATTGGGTTTGATTTGCTAATTAATTGGAATGAGCCAATTATTTTATGTGAAGGTGCTTTTGATGCAATTGCAGTTAAACGCAATGCAATTCCACTTTTTGGTAAAATAATTCAACCAGCACTTCAGAAAAAAATTATTGAAAAACGAGTACGTGACATTTACATTTGTTTGGATGCAGATGCTTTGCGAAATGCTTTGAGTATTGCAGAGCGATTTATGGCTGAAGGATTGAATGTTTATTTTGTTGAGCTCGCAACAGAAGATGCATCAGATTTAGGATTTCAACAAATACGAGAAATCTTAAATAACACAGATATTTTAACATTTGAACGAGTTATGCAACTCAAAATGAATTTACTATGGACATAAAACAAATTGATAGCTCAATTGAACGAATTGACAAAATTTTTCATGTATCGGATATTCACATTCGCACTCTAAAGCGTCACAAAGAATATCGCCAAGTATTTGAAAATTTATTCAATGTTATTGAAACTCACGCAACAGGTAATAGTGTAGCTGTTGTTACAGGTGATATCGTTCACAGCAAACTAGATATGTCGCCTGAGTTGGTTC